TAGGTTTAAGCACACTATTGGCAGACCTAAGGGCAACATCTACTACGAGCTTAGACGTAGGCTAGGGCTCACACAGACAGAAGCAGGAGCGCTCGTAGGTATTACACAAAAGGCGTGGCAATATCGTGAGCGTGGCAAGGTCATGTACTATCCTTTGGAGATAGCTATGTTGCATGAGCTGAGCGGTATGAGCAGTGACGACTTCCTAAGATTACTCAATGATATTGCGTAGTTACCCTGCCTCGGTTAGTTCACGAGAACCAGAAAACTACTTACCTATATGACTTTCCTAAATGATTCCAAGGGGTTACAAGCTGGAGAGCCTATTAGAGAATTCCAATTCCAAAAAAAATTTGAAAACGGCGAGGTACCGGTTACATATATACCCAACCACTCATATAAAAATCCCTAATGTTATCTCAAACCTTGTTTTACGTAGCTGAGGCTAAAAAATGGAAGATGAAAGCGATTTAAAACAGGTCGAAGTTATTCAAGACTTGGCTAAAATATCGGAGTCTAAAATAGCGATTGAGGTGGAGCCTCCTGTGCTTAGGGTAGTACCTCAGACTAGGGATCATCAGAAAGATGAGCAGTTAGGGTTACAAATACGGGATTTAGCTAGGCATGGCTTGTCTAAGAGTTCTACAGCGTTAACTGCTAGGGTTAGTGTTTACATCTTAGAGAAGTATTACCTAGAAGAGTTTTTAGAGGGTCAAGCTGAGATGCAAAAAGGTTTAGCTGCTGTAGCTATATCTGAGGCTATGAATGGCAATACGCCAATTTTGCTTCATCTGTTAAAGACTAAGCTAGGTTGGAGTGAGCAGCATCAGATTGAGATTAGCGGGGAGGTAAGGAGCGTTGTCAGTGCCAAGCCGTTATCCAAGGAAGAGTTTATCCAAAAGTACCTTACCGACGACGATAGCACCAATTAGCTATTATCGTTGCCCTAGCTGTTTTTGTGTTAGTTTAGTTATCACGAGTCGTAAATGGATAAATTGTGGTGGGCACAGGTGTAATGCTTGGTTTAAGTTACAAACTTACCGTGTTAGTCGATTGGAGTATGAAACAGTATGGGCATTGAGCACAGTTTTAAAGAATCAGATGAACAAGTAATGCGTTGTCCTGCTTGTGAACACCTATCTACGGTAAAGGTTAGCGATGAGTTTCCTTATGTGAGTCATTTTGCTGGTGATATGGGGGTTTATTTTGTTTGCCAGAATCCTAAGTGTAATGTGGAGCGGATTTATAATCCTGAAACGGTAATGGTAAGTGGACGATAGGTTTGCTGAACATAGGGCTGATGAGCATGTTGTATGGGCACCACAAGCTGGCCCACAAGAGGCTTTAATTGCCTGCCCTATAACACTAGTGGGTTATGGTGGTGCTAGAGGTGGCGGTAAGACTGACGGGGTACTAGGTAAGTTTGCTATTAAGCAAGAGCAATTAGGGGCTGATTTTAATGCTATCTTTTTTCGTAAAGAACTTCCTCAAGCTGATGACCTTATTGAGCGCGCCAAGCAGATTTACCTACCCCTTAAAGCGCATTGGCAGGACCAGAAAAAGCAGTTTACCTTCGTGTCGGGTGGTCGCTTACGTTTTAGACCTTTAGCGAATGACGCTGACGCTGAAAAGTACCAAGGCCAGAACCTCTCAGATTGCGCTATAGAAGAAGCTGGTAACTATGCCGACCCAAGCTGTATCTGGAAGCTATTTGGAGCACTGCGAGGCAAGGGAGGCGGTCAAATCATCCTTACATTCAACCCCGGTGGTATAGGGCACAGTTGGCTAAAGGAATTGTTTATCAAGCCAGCACCAAAAGGCATGAAAGTGCTTGCTAAAGACCTGCCTAACGGCGCTAGTTTTGACTACATCTACATTCCAAGTAGGGTGCATGATAACCAGATATTGTTAGCTCGTGACCCTGAATACATTAATCGCTTGCACATGGTTGGTAGTCCAGAGCTGGTGCGGGCTTGGCTAGAAGGAGACTTTGAAATCCATGAGGGTAGTTACTTTCCTGAGTTTAGCTCTAAACATATCATTGCTGCTTTTAACGTCCCTCAACACTGGCCTCGTTATTTGGGCTATGACTGGGGTTATCGTAGCCCTTTTGCTGCTATCTGGGGTGCTGTTAGTTCTGGACGTGATGATAGAGGTAACGAAGTACCATATCCAAAAGGAGCTATTATCATCTATCGCGAAATGTGGGGAAAAGGAGTTGATAACGTCGAGCAGGCTAACAGAATTGCATCAGTTTCCGTGGGAGAAAATGCAGTAGCTGTTGCTGACCCTAGTATCTTCAATCATGAGGGTGGCCCAAGTATAAACGACCAATTTACAACAGTCTTTAGTAAGTACAAGCAAATGGGCTTTAGAGCTGCTGATAATGATCGTATCTCTGGGTGGTCCCAAATTAGACAAAGGCTAGTCGCTAAACCTCCGTTACTTTACATATTTGCTACTTGCCCGTACTTGCTAGAAACTTTACCATCTATGTCAATAGACAAACGAAGACCAGAAGATTTGGACACAAGCGGTAATGATCATGCTTGTGACGCTTTACGATACCTCTGCAAAGCACGTTTAATTGATTCTCAATGGGAGCAACCAGCAGAAGTATTCAACAAAGGCTTGGTTAAATTACAAAGTTATATTGCAAAAGTACGAGCTAGAAACTCTAAGAGCAAAATATGAAAAAACAACCTGTATCACTCATTAAAAAGTATTCAGGTCGCTGGTGGAAAGCTCAGATTTCTGATGCAGAAACAAGACGTAAAAAGTTTATTCAAGACGCTGAAGAGTCAATTCGGGTTTATAACGCGCATAGACAAATAGACACACTACGAGATGCACAGCGACGTTTAAATGTTTGGTGGTATTGCATTAATACGTTGTTACCTGCTTATTACAGCTCAACACCTAAAGCCGAAGTAAACTTACGTAAAAGAGCAGGTGGCATACCCTACGAACTAGGCAGCATTATCATAGAACGCAACACTCAGTATGCAATGGATTGCAACTTTGATTTTGACAAGATTGGCTATCAAGCAGCTCTGCAATTTTTGCTTACTGGACAAGCCGTTTTATGGGCTAGGTACGTAGCTAAGTTTGAAACAATTTTTCAAGAGATTGCTATTATCAAAGACCCAAGCGGAGCTTATTTAGATGGGAATGGACAGCCTTACGAAGACGATTTAGAAGGCTTTACAGAAACAACAGGTGGCATCTTAATCAAATCTGTAGAAGTAGAGCAAAAAACAGATGAAAAAACTGTTTTAGAAGTTATTTCTTACAGTGATTACTTTTGCTCTGATGCTCGAAATGAGCAAGAAATAGAATGGCAGGCTAGACGTGCGTTCTTAGACAGGGACCAAGCAAAAGACCTGTTTGGCGACGTTGTTGCAGAAGAACTAAACTATGACAGTTTTCCAGAGGTTATCAAAAAAGACATAGCCCGAAAAGAAGATAAGTTTGAAGGTAAGGCAGAAGTATTTGAAATTTGGTGCCAAGCAACAAACAAAGTTTATTGGATACAAAAAGGTGGTGATAAAACCATTATTGAAGAGATGGAGCCCCCCATCAAATTTGAAGGGTTTTATCCCTGCTCGGTTATACGACAATCTATTGATCCAGATAGCGTAATTCCAGTATCTGATTACGCCCATGTTAAAGACCAAATTCTAGAAGTAGAGCGGCTTACAACTCGTATCCATGCTGTCACTCAAGCAATACGCACTAACTTTGCTTATGACAGCGCTATGGGCCGCACCATTGAACAAATCTTTGAAGACGACCTAAAGGGTGTCCCTGTCGATAATTGGCCTGCTAATCGCGGCAGAGGCGGCTTGCAAGGGTCAATGGAATTTGCTCCATTTGAGCCATTTGCAAATGCACTCAATGTTCTTCAAGAAATTCGACAAAATGCTTTACAGCAGCTTTACGAAACGCTGAAAGTTTCTGATCTATTACGTGGCACCTCAGAACAATACAAATCTGCTACGGCCAACAGGCTAGAAAACCAGTGGTCGTCAATGGGGCTAATTGTACGACAGAACATGTTTACCAAGTTTATGTCGGACGCTATCGCTAAACTTGGCGCTATTATCTGCGAACAATTTGATGAAGCTAGGATTTTAGAAATTGGAGATGCTACAGCTCTTATTGAGCCTATTATCTTTATACCAACGCCACCTCCCGCGCCAATGCCAGAACCAGGGCAAGAAGGTATGCTACCAGTTGAGCTACCTCCTATAGCTCCACAGCCAGATCCTCTAATGCTTATCGAGGATATGAAGCGTCAAATTATTGACATACTACGCGACGACACTAAACGTAGTTACCGTATTCAAATAGCGTCAGATTCTATGGTAGCTATAGACCAACAGCAGCAACAACAAGAAGGACAAGCGTTAATTGCTACAGCAGGACAATTCTTTGACCAAATGCGAGGACTGATCGAGCAGTTTCCGCCGTTAGTAGAATTCAGTATTGCCTTGTTTCAAAACACAATTAAACGGATGAAAGGAGGCAAAGAGCTTGATGGTATCTTTACTAAAGCCCTTAGTCAGATTGGTGAAATTGCTGCGGCGAAGGAAGAGGCAGCTAAACAACCGCCGCCGCCAGACCCAGTCATGCAAGAAGTGCAAGGCCGATTGCAAATAGCGCAAATAGAATCTCAAGCTAGATTGCAACAAGCTCAAATGGAGGCTCAAGACAAAGCTGTTAAGAATCAGCTTGCCATGCAAGATCAGCAGCTTAAGATGCAGCGTGATCAACTTGAGGCTCAACTTCGTGTTCAAGACCAGCAATTTAAAGAGTTTATTGAGCAGCAAAAGCTAGGTATCGATCAACAAGAAGTGCAAATTAAAGCACAAAGTGTGCAAGTAGATATGCTTAAAGTGCAATCATCAGCTCAATCTGAAGCTGATAAAACACTTATTAAGCAAGAATCAAGCCAAATGCAGCACATCCTTGAAATTCAAAAACTCGAACTTGAGCAAATGCGTATACGGTTATCTGAGTCCGAAAAACTCATGGAAGAACGCAGACTTGCTTCAGATAGCGCTTTAGAGCAACTTAAAGTGCGGATGGAAAGTATAAACACTACAAACGCAGCGGTTGAATCTAGCGCAGCAAAACAGCAGCCAATAGTAATAAATAATATTATTCCAAAAGCTAGTAAGAAGTTAGGTACGATTGGAACTGATGTTTTTGGAAACACAACTTTGTCTATTGATAACATTGATGATGATAAGGATTAGATTATGTCTATGACTAACGCTGCTGAAGCAGCACTTCTTGATTTGCTTTTTTTAAACACAGATTGGGCTAACATTGGCGATGTTGCTGGATTGCAAAACTCAGCTACGGCTGGAAGTTTCTTCATCTCGCTTCATACTGCTGATCCAGGCGAAGCTGGCAATCAATCAACCAGCGAAGCATCATATACTGGATATGCTCGCGTTGCTGTAGCTCGTACTGCTGGTGGATGGACTCGCACAAGCAGCACTATTGCAAACACCGCACTTGTTCAGTTTGCTCAATGTACTGGTGGTTCGTCGATTGTAACACACTTTGGTATTGGAACTGATTCTACTGGTACAGGAAACTTACTTCTCAAAGGTGCTCTTACATCATCGCTTTCAATTTCCACCGGAATCCAGCCACAGTTTGCCGCTGGTGCTATGACTGCTAGTGTCGATTAATGAAAACTGCGGCCCAGCAAGCAATAGATGAGCAAACATTGCAACCACTATTTAAATGTGGTGATTGCGATGAAATTATCATTGTTTTCAGTGGCCGCTTTTTTCGTACTTGTGAACATACAAATGCTGTAATTATTGCAACATCTGAAGCAGCAAAGGCGGTGACAAGTGGCAATAACTAGCGTTGGAGATCTAGCAAACTCTTGGACTAACAATAAAGTTTTCCAATCTAATTGGTTCAAAACTGCAAACCCTACGCCTAATTTCAACGGTCATTGGCTTGATTTGTCTATGGCCGCCGGTACGCCAAAGTTTAATCCTTATGTAGGAAATGCTCTGGAGTTTACCCCGCTTGTTGGTTCTGGCAATAACGGTATAAACGCAGGACTTGGGGGCGATAGCTATCTTGTTCGGTATCGTGCAAGCGGAAGTAATACCAGTAATCACATTGCGCCAGGCAACTTCATGCTCATGGATTATGTTGGTTTTTATCCGCTCGTTGATATGGATTTCACCGATTTGCAGGTGTTTGATAATACGAACTATGCCAGCAGATACACATCTGGTTTACGGTTGATGGTTGTAACCACAATTCCTCAAAGCGTTTCGGGTGTGGCAGAAGTAAATGTTACTTACACTGACAGTAATAATGTTCAAACAAGTGTAAGTTTTTGGGTAACAGCAATTACTTCAATTGGAACCATAAATTGTCTTACCAGCAACGGATATTTTGACCGTACATTAGGCCCATTTGTTCCTCTTGGCCCAGGCACTATTGATGTAAAACAAGTAGATAGTATTACAATGCTTTCACCTGCTGGAGGTTTTTGTGCATTTGTACTTGTAAAACCAATATACGAAACTACGGTTTACAGTGCTAATACCCCTGTTGAACTTGAGTTTCCAAGAAATAAAGTACCAGCGTTTGTACCTTCTGGGGCTTATTTAAATCACATCGTTGGAACCGTACAAACTACGACTACAAGCGGATCAACGACAGGCGTAATTTGTTTTGCAAGAGAATAGGAGAATTGTATGGGCTTTAATAGTTACGACGATCTAATTACACAGGTCACAACAAATGGTAAAATTTGGACGCAGCCATGGAATAAAATTTCTCCTACTGTAATGACCGCTGGTCGATGGTTCGACTTGTTTCTTGGCAGTGGTGACAGAGGCCAGGGTTATCACGGTAATTATGTAAAGAACTGGGGCTTTGATTCTGCTGCTAATTGGACAGGCGTTGGTTCTGGTGGATGGGCTTGGAACGTAGCCGGTACCATGGTGCATACTGCGGGTACGGCTGGTGCTCTTTCTCAGACACCTGTTGCTACCATTGAGGCAAGCACAACTTACACAGTTATTGTAACAACATCATCTCCTAGCGGTAGCGGTGGAATTACAATTGATATTGGTGGAACGGCTTCATCTTCTATCACTACTGCTACAACCTCAACCCTTGCCGTAACTACTGGCGCAAGCCCTACTCAGACGATTGCTATTACAGCGGCATCGGGACAAACCATGACCGTTGATAACTTAATTGTTATTGCAGGCGGTACTAACGGACAGTCCCCTCGTTTCATGCCGTATAATGCAGATATGCAGGGTTGTATTTGGCCAGGCGATTTAATCGGTGGAACTGCAACAAAGCATTTGCTTACGATGTCAGCTCAAACGGCTGGTGCTACGACTGTGCCAATAACTTTGCTGCTTGTAGACCTCCTTGGTTGCTATGCGCGAATCGACGGAAATACAGCAACACAACTTACGCTAAGTAATAGTTTAACATTGCCTCGCAATACGACAGGAACGGGTGTAATGGCGTATAGTGTAGTAGCACCAGCAACAACAGGAGCTACTGCTCATAACATAACGCTCGAATATACAAATCAAAGCGGTACAGGAACGCGCAATCTCCCGCAAACTGTTGCAGCGACAGCCTCGGCGGTAAACTCGCATGTTTATCACACAGGAACGGCAGCAAATAACATTGGTCCGTTTTTTCCGCTACAAAGCGGAGATACTGGTGTGCGAAGTGTGCAAAGATGGCAGCAAAGTGCAGCTAATGGTACCGCAAGCACTTTTACAAATCTTGTACTTGCTAGACCAATTATGGAGATACCGCTCACGACTCAATTCCTTTTGTCAGAGCGTGATCTCCTAAACCAGTTCCCATCGCTTCCACAAATACAAGCCGCAGCGGCATCGTCAAACGCTTGTCTTTCATGGCTTGCATACGCAGGTGCAGCGACTCCGGCAAGCACCAACTTCTTTGGCGTACTACG